AGAACCAGCGAGGTAGCCGGCGTGGTGCCAGGGGTGCCGACGGAGTTACCGATGCTCTTGTAAGCGTTGGCAACGTCAGCGTCGATGCTCGATGCCAACTGGCTGATACGAGGTTTCAACACACGCTCTGCAAAGTCGTCCAACTGCATGGTCAGTTCGGCAGACGTGAAGTTCACGCCGATGTGCTTCTGCGAAGCCACAGTCAGGGTGGTGAACTGCTCGTTGTCATCCTGCACTTGCAGGGCAGCGCCGTCGGTGACCAGAGCGCGGTCAGGCAGACGGATACGCAGGGTAGAACCGATCTTGGCACCTTCAACAGCAAAGCTGTCGTCGTACTGACGGTTTACGTTACGGGTGAGCACGAGGTTGTTCTCCAGAATCTCCAGAGCCTTCCGCGTGATCATGTCAATGGTAAGAATGCTATTAGCCATTTCGGCGGTCCTTTCAAAGTTAGCGGTTCATTTGTGCTTGCAGCTTCTTCATCTGCCGGGCACGTTCAGCTTCAATCCACTGCGAGTCAGTCATGGTCTTCGTCGAGCGAGGATCAGTCGTGTCGTAGGACGAACTTCCACTGGTGCGTGCGGTAACAGGCGAAATAGGCGCAGGCGCAGACGTAGTTGGTTTCACAAGAGGATTGGAGCCAAGTTTGGCCTCAATCTTCCCAATCTCTCGGGCCTGCAAAAGAGGTGCCAAGCGGGAAATGCGATCAGCTTCCTTCGGGTTGGTTCCCAGCCAGTAGGCTAGGTCCGGCCCCATGTCGGACGCCTTGATTGTCTCGGCCATCACGTCAGTGACTCGAAGCTGCGGGTTGTAGGCGACTTGTTCAAAGTCGTCGTACTTGGCCCTGGCCTCTTCCTCACGGTCGTGGTAAGCGTCGTTAATCTCAGCCTGCTGCCGTTGGAACTCACGCTGCGCAAGCAGTTCTTCAGCCTTTTTGACGGCCAGCGCTTCCGCGTAGGCATCAGGCGACTCGAAATGCTCGATAGGCGGGACTTCTCTTGGCGCTTGCGGTTGGGCAAGTTTAGCCTGCTGCTCACGTTCCCATTTGCGCTGCTCTCTGGCAAGGCGCTTGCTGATCTTCTCGTCGAGTTCAGCCTGGGTGAATTTCTTCTCCTCGGGCGTCTGCTCGGGTTGACTCTCAGCTACTTCCGGCGCGTTTTGTGCATTCTCCGGGGCGGCCGTCGCCTCGGGTGCTGGCGCGGATTCAACTTCCGCTAAGGCTTGTTGGACTTCTTCAGTCATTTTTGATTCTTGTGAATCCCTGGTCTACCGGGCCAGTACAGTTCTCAGATTATGCGCTAAGAAGGCGCAGTGTCAAGACGATTAAAGTTGAATCAACGAGTTGCCGTTGCGGATAAATTGCACCACTTGGCCGGTTGTGAACGCAGTGTCTGTTCCAGTCTTCAAAATAAACTTGAAAGCCGCATTGACGCTGTAGTTGTTCTTCAATGTGCAGTTGGTTGAGAAGTTTAAGTAGAACACCTCAAACTCACCGATCATTGGGTAGTCAATCGCAAGTTCTTCATAAGGACGTATGGAGACAAAGCCTTCCAGCGTTGTCAACGTTCCTGTCATCGCGACATCCCAAACATTTGACGATGCTCTGTTGAAATACGCAATGCAATTAGTTGCGGTCACCGTTGTCAAGGTTGTTGCGCCAATATTTACCGGACGATTTCTGTTAAACCCTGCCATTGTTGGGTATTGCAACAGCGTGATCGTATAGTTGTTTGGTAGCAGCGCATCTACTGTGTACCCAGTTCCTGTGGAGTTCGCGGCATCTATGGCCCACATCTTAATTTCGGCGTTAGTAATAAACTTAGTGCCAGAAAAAGATGAGTTAATTGTTCCACGGCAATCTTTAGCTGTGACCCAATTCATATCGTTGTCAACCAACAGCAAGTTAGTTGTGATGGTCGGAGGGCGAATGCGCTCAAGATGCAACTGAGCATCGGTAGCAGGCTGTGTTCCTGTGTAGCGAACAATGGCGTTGGTCGTGCCACTGTCTTGCGAATGTCGCCATCCGTCAATCTTAATGTCGTGAATGTCATAGTCACGAATCCACATCGCCACAAAATTGTCGCCAGCGTTTTCCGCATAGCAGTCTTGAATGACGATATTGGTAAATCCAATTGCGCCCGTTGCGCCAACAGATGTACCTAGCTCAAAACCAGCCACAACAGTTCCGCTTGCCTGCATACCGCCAAGAGCAAGATAGCAATACTCAAAGCGAACATCAAGGCAGGTGTCAAACAAGCCAACAACAGGATAAAAAGAAGCACCAAGAATATAAAATTCTTGCTGAAACTCGCACATGTTGAAAACTTTGTCGCGGTTTGAATTGGGTACGCTATCGTCTTTGTAGACTGACGATGGTAAACCGGTGTCCCACACCGATGAGCAATACTGACCACCAAAAATTGAGCCTTCTACAAAAATGCCCTCTGCGCGGGTGTTGATGTAGGCCGCTTTCAAGAACGGGCCGAACACATAGGCGTTGTAAATTTTGACCTGCTGGCAAGTTGGGCCAGCAGTGATATTCAAGCCCTGAAGCGTGTAGTTTCCTGGCTCACGGTACAGCATCAAACCGCACACGGGGCGGTTAGCAAGCGAGACAGCCTGCCATGCAGTCAAGTCTAGATAAGACGGGATTTTCAACCCGTGAATTTCGCCGCTATAGCACGATCCAACTTCGACCACATTCTTGTGAAACCAGTTTGCATCTGGGTCAGGCAAGATGATTGCACCATCGGCAAAGATGCTAAAAAACCACATGCGGCGAAACGAAATAGTGTCGCTGACGTAATATTTCCCTGGTGGGATGTAGATGGCAACACCAGCTTTTTCAGTTGTTGCTGCGGTCAATGCTTGGAAAGCAGCAGTGCTGTCAGTTGCACCTGTTGGGTCAGCACCGTAATCAAGGACGTTGTAAGGCGCCCCTTGAATCATGGAGTAGGAAACTTTTGTCAGCATACAAAACCCTTATACCGAGTATGTCAAGGAAAATTGTGCGCCAGCCCCACCTTGTGCATTAGCTGCGTACCCGGACACTTGAGTTCCGTTTAAAAATCCGCGAATAACAGCGTAATCTTGACCGCCTGCTGCAAACAACTGAACAGCGGTTGCTGCTGGTAAGTTAGCAAATCCATACACAAATACAGCGCCGGCCCCTGGTGAAGAATTTTGAATATTAAAAGGCAACCCACTAATTCTAAGATCGCCGGTGGGGGATAAAACAGACGCAATGTTGATATATCCTTCAACAGTAACCAATCTACCTATTCGGGTGTACCGCCCGCCGCGATCAGTGGATGTGATGCTGCCACTTGTCCCAGCTTGAAATGCAGGCGTCCAAGTCCCCTCCTCATACCAGTTCAGCAACTGGCTCGTCATCCCCGCTGCGGGGGTGTTGGCGGTGAAGTTGACGCCTTTGGCTGCGGTGCTTTGGGTAATGTTGTCCGTAAACGACCCGCCAGCCGTTGCAACAGCGCGGCCAGCCGTAAGGTTTGCGACAGACACTTTTACCGTTGACCCGCTTTGAACAATCGGCAGAACCTCGGTGCCGGCAAGAGGAGTGCTTGCCCCAGTCAGTGCAGAAATTTTTAGGTCGGCCATGATTGTTCCTTAGACGTAATTGACTTCGATTGTCGAAGTAGTAGGCGGTGCCTCTGAGAAGGTGAGCACAGCGCCAGCAATGCTGTATGTGTTCTTTTGCTGGTACACGCCGTTGATGTACACATTGGTGGCGTTTTCGCCTGCGGGGGCGCTTGCCAGCGTGAATGCCACAGTGGAGCCATTGCCGGTAAAGTTGGCAATGATTGCGGTGGCGTTAAAGCTGCTGCCCACATTGTCGTATGTGGCGATCAAAACGCCGGTGCTGGTTTCAAGCACGAACTTGTACAGCCGCAGTGCAATCCAAATCTCGCCGCCGCTAGGCACCCGGCCAGCAGCATTTAGCACGATGGGGTTGGTGTGCGCGGTGTTGCCGGACGACGAGGTGTACGAGGCCAGCGGCGTAGTTGTGCCAGCTTCGTAGGTGTAGATTTTGCCGCCAGTCAGCACATTGCCACTGTTGTCAAAAAATTGAGCACCAACGCCGCCAAAGACTGAAAGCGATACTGCGGGCATGTGTTACTCCAACAAAATCAAGCCGCCGTCCTCTTGGACGAGGTTGTCACCGGACTCGGTAAGAAGGTTGCTCTGAGCCTGCTCGCTACCACGCCCGCCGAAAAGCGAAATGATGCCGCCCAGCCCAAGGCCGACGGCGTTGCGAAAGGCTACACCGAAGCTCATTGCTTGTTGATGGGTTTGGCGTACGCAGTTCCGTCGGTGCTGCCAATCCGCAGCACGCTGACGCGCCAGGGAGCGCCGGTCGTGTTCAGCGGCACGACAAACGGAATGGGCGTGAAGGCGGGGATCGGGGTGCTGGCGCTGGTAGCCACGGCCCCCACACCTACCTGAACGTAGCAGGGCTGGTCAGACCACACCATCACGCCTTGAGGACCAGCGCCCCATGCAGTCGTGTTGCCCGCAGTAGCACCGGCAGTTGCGGAGTAAGCGGGAAAATCCGCTTGGCTCATCGGGTTGAGGAGTTCCATGATGTGTCCTTTACGCCAGGAATTTCAGTTTGTACAAACTGGTCAAGTACAGTTCGACGATATTATCAATCAACTGCTGCAATGTTGAGTCTTCTTTTTTCGCCACCTTGTAGCGCATCTCCTCGACCTCGGCCAGAGATGCCTCAAGGAACTCGGTGATGTTGGTCGTCTTCTTGGCCGAGTGTAAGGTAATCGGCCCGATCAGCCCGTGACGGCCTTGGTACGCCTCGGCAAACGCATCAGCGTGGTCGATGATGGTGTCGTAGAAGGTGTTGAGCGCCACATGCTTGGAGTAGCTGCGCGTGTTCAGATGCACCGAATGGGCTACGTCGCGAGCCAAGAACAAGAGGCCCATGAAGTCTGCGGCGGTGCTCATTGCATGGCTCCTTCAGGTGGCATCATTGGGGGCTGCTGCTCCATCATCTCTGGCTGCATCTCCGGCATTTGCGAGTTCAGGTTGTTGCTCTCCATCGCCGCAGCCACGACGCCCATAGCGATGTCCTGAATCTGCTGCTCGGTCATGCCGGCCTGCACCGCACTGATGCGCTGCGTCTCGGCCTGGTACGCCTTGATCTCGGCCTCAAACTCTTTGATCGACAGGTCGCGGGCTTCCATCGACTTCTGCACGTTTTGAAGCATCCCGGCCATCTGCTGCATCTCTTGGTTCATGGCCTCCATCTGCTGCTTGGCCGCAGCCAGCGCCGGATTGTCCTCATCGTCGCCGATGATCGCCGGGTCGATGACCTTGGCAAACCGCTGAGACATCTCCTGAGCGCCCGGCCAGTCCATGTTCTTGACAAACAAGTCGCCAGCCACGCGCCAGAGGTCCGGGTTGCCTTGCAGCAGTTGAGCCATCGCTTCCAGCGACTCTTGACGCTTGGTGGCAAAGCCGGGCCCGGTGATGACCATCACGTCGTACTTGCCGACGCCGGGGTTGTAGATTTTGTCCACCACGATGCCCTGCTCGTTGCGGATTTTCTTGACCGGCTCGGGCTGCATCGGGTTGATCTTGATCATCTTGGACTCGCCATCCTCGCCGACAATCCGGGCGATGCGCTGCGTGTCGTAGATTTTCGGGATCAGGTCGATCAACTGACGGCCGATGTAGCGAATAAACCGGGCGTAGTTGTCAACGTAGTGATAGGTGCCGGTGTCCGACTCTTTTTGCCGGGCCAAGATAGCCCTGCCCGACCGCTCGTTGGACGTTTGGCCCAGCGATGCGTTGTACTGCCCAGTGACCGACTTGATGTCGTCAGCAGCGCCCATTTTGGCCTGTATGAGCCCGGTCTGGGGCAGGGGCGGGGCAGCACGCTGGGGCAACGGCAAGACGGCTCCTGCGCCGTCTGTAACGTCTGGGTTGACCTCAAGGTAGGGCCAGTTCTGGGTGTTTGCAGTCTTCCACTGCATCTCGTAACCCTCGAACTGACCGCCGTAGCCGATGAACGGCGCCTTGGGGGCCAGCGCCAGCATCTCGGCCTCTTGGCTGGTCCAGTAGTTGTACATGCGCTGCGCGTCTTTGGCGTTACGCACGAGGCCGCTGACGTACAGCCGGCCTTCAACCTCGAACTCATTGCCCACGCAGCGGATCACCGGGATGTGCGAGCCGGCCCAGTCGGACCGCTCCAGCACCTCGTAGCCGTTGATCTTGAGCCACTTGACCTTCTTGCGGTCAGACGGGCGCGAGCGCAGCGGCTTGCCAAACTGCGCCCGCATCATTTTGTCCTCGGGCGTGCCGCTAAATGCCGTGGCGTTGCCGGGGTACAGGTTGAGCGTTTCCTTGGTGTTCTCGATGTAGAAATATTCGGCGATACGCACCGTGTTTTCGTTCATCCACTGGCTAAAGCCTTGGTCGCCCACGCCCAGCGTTTGCAGCGTGGTGATGGGCGCAGCGTCCGGGTACTGGCGCTCGTACTCGTCCTTGGGGATGTCCTCGGTGATGAAGCACCAGCGGGCGTCTGAGCCGCACGGGTCTTGGATCAGCGGGTCCATGTAGACGCTAAAACTGTTGCGGATGCGCCCGATCTTGATGTCCTGATCGAACGTGTTGTCGTCGCAGTACTCGGTCAGAATGCGAGCGTAGCCCTCGCCGTAGGACACCTGGTTCTCGCAGGCCGTGTCGTAGGCCACGTCGGCGTCCGAGATGTACTCGATGTGCCGGATCATGCCGTTGAAGATCTCGGCTACCTCAACGTCAGCGCCGTCGTCTGCCGGGATGACCTTAGGCTGCGGCCGGTTCTGCCGCTGCTCGTTGGTCACTTGGTGGACGTGCTGGGGCAGCTTGTTGATTGTCAGGCACGGTCTGGCGTTGATCGTCTGGCCCTGCACCGCGCCACGGGTCGCCAGCACGTCAGCCGGCCACTGCCAGTGGTTGTCGGGCGAGCCGGCGTAGAACCGCAGGTCGTCCAGCTCGTCCTCACGCGACTCAGACAGCGCAGAAATCGCCATGTCGAGGCGACTACGGGCCGTCGAGAGCACCTCAGAGTCGCTCTTGTCCTTGGCCGAGCCGCCCTCGCTGACCGCTCCAGCAGCGGCGATTCCTGTGTAGTCTTGAGGCATGATTACTTGATCTTGTTCAGAACCTTAGCAACCGTGGCCTTGACGTTGGTGCCCGACGGGATGCTGCCGTGACAACCCATGCCCGGCATTTTGGAATACGTCTCTTTGTTGCGGTCAGGCATCCCGCCGCCGGACATCTTCGGCTCACGGGCGTTGAGTTTGCTGATGGGTGCGAGGATTTTGCTCATTTCTTGCCTTTTAAATTTATGCCCACACGCGATGCGGGCTACTTACTTGAACTGCAAACGGCGTCAGTGTATCACTCTGAGGCCCACGGACATTGACATGCCAGCCTTCGATAGGAGTCATTACTGGCTCCTCGTCAGTGCCGCCCGTGCGCTTGTAGATAATGCCAATGGTGTCGATGCTGCCCTCGTAGCCTTCCAGCGCTTGGGTGGCTTGGGCTTCGCTTGTGAATTTTAGGTATAGATCAGTCATGCTGTGATCCCTTGCAATTCAGCGTTTGCCAAGCGACGGGGGTAGTAGGCGATTTGACGATACCGGATGTTTGAGGTACTACCTGCGCTTGACGCCGAAAGCCGCAATGCAATAATTCCAGTTGGGACTGCTGCAACAGTATCTGTAGTTCCGGCAGTTCCGTTGATTGCACCGACAGTATTGTTTGTCGCAAGCGCAACCGCTTGCTTGTAATATGCTCCTGCCGCATAAGTCGTGCTAGGCGTTGAATTAACCGCCTCTGTAATGCTAGAAACAACTACTGGGTTTTGCATGTTGTTTCCGGATGTGGCGGTCATCCCCCAGTAATTAGCTGTCGTGCCGTCGTCCACAATCAAAGTTCGCTGCCCTGCAACCAATTTCAACCCAACCCAAGCATAGTCTGCAAACAACGTCCCCGCACTGGCGTTATACCAACTACTGAAGTTCGTCCCCGTCATGCTTGCAAAATCAGCCGCACGGGTCACTTGTGACGCCACTGTGGGGATGTAGCTGGTGGCGAAGGCTCCGGCTTCTAGTTGAGCGCCCCAGATGAAGATGCCTGATGTGCCGTCGCCTACTGTGTCAGAAGCATTAACCTGCCCGTAAATTCGCGGTGATGCCGTTGCCGTGGCAACAGTTGTGTATGTAATTGAACATCTGTACCAGCCGTTACCGGCAGGTGTTATGGAAGCAGTGCAATTTGCAACGCCGGTAGTTGTTCCGTTTGCTAGATTGAAATATGCTCTTGTAATTGATGCAACAACCGTACCTGTAATTCGTAATTGACAAAAATTGTACTCACCTGCTTTAGCGTAAACACTAACGGTGTATGCTGTTCCAGTGGTTTGGCTTAAAGACTGAACAACAAAACCAAGTTGGCTAATGTTTGAAGTTATTTTGTCGCCAGTCAATGCCCCATCCGGCGCAATAACAGTATTTGCCGTAATACTGGAGTTGGTTTTAGTCCAAGCCGCATTGTCAAACTGCTCAGAATACGTCCACAAATTTACCCGCTGCTCTTCAATTAGCAGCCCAAGGCTTGCAAGCGTTGTGGGGTTGTAGTCAAACCGGGGTGCGTCGATGGCCGCTGTTTGGATCAGGCCGTTAGAGCCGGTGAACGTGGCCGTGGTAGAGCGTGTGAAGGTGATGCGGGGGTCGAGCGTGCTGGTGTTGGTGAAGTTAAGCAGCAGCGAGGGTGACAACTTGTTAAGCAAGTTCGGCCCGCCAAGCGTTGCTTGGTACGACACACCCAACGAAACAGCGTTACGCGCCCCAAGATAGCTCATTTTTTAGCTTTCGGTGCAGCACGTTTGACAGCATATGCAATGGCAACGGCCTGCTTGACGGGCTTGCCGCTCTTGACCTCCGCAGAGATGTTCTTGCGGAAGGCTTCTTTGCTGGTGGACTTGACGAGTGGCATTATTTACCCTTCTTGGCAGTTTTGGCCGACTCTTTGAACGCCTTGTCGGTAGGTGCGCCAGGCGAGCCAGGCTTTCGCATCTTCTCGTTAGAACCTTGCTTGATGCGCTCGCGTTTAGCTGCAATGTTACTGTAGAGTCCGGGTTTAGTAGCCATGATAGCCTTATTTTTGCATGATACGTTGGTTGATCGGTGCGTCTGTAGCAATAAACGGGTTGTACAGAAAATTTTCCGGTGCGTCTTGCTGCCGCACTTTTGCGGGTAGCCGCACAACGCTTTCATTTCTCATGTAGCTGTATTCAGGGCGTTTTGCGCCGTAAGTGCTAAAAGACCCTATGTATTCGCTAGGCACAATTCTGACAGGCATGTATTCCACACCTTGCTCCATCAGTACCATAGCGCGGTGACGCCCTTCATGCCCGGTTACGCGGGCGCGTGATTGGTCTTTAGACACACGCATTTCCAAATACGGGACATCCGCAAGCGGCGTGTTCGTGCTGATAGCTTGCCGAATGCGGTCCAATTTTTCTTTGCTTGGTTTTTCTAGCGGCGCAGACAATGACAAAAAATCTTGGGGGCGCACAAACGCAAGCGTTTCTTTTGCTTTGGGGTCGTTAGCTTGCTTAACTGCTCTTTGCACGGCGTTAGAGTCAAACAAATTGCTCGCCGCAACAACTTTATCCGCAACTTTAGACCCGGCAGAAAGTGACGGTACAAGGGGTAAAAGCCCAAGCCCAAGCAGCATTGCGTCGCCGTAGTTACCTTGCCGCGCCGCTTGCACAGCGTCGTAGCCTGACAAAAGATCACCAATTACAGGCGTAAACCCCAGCGCAGTCTTGGCAACATCCGATGCTTGTTCGGGTGACGCATAGCCACCTTGAAGCGCCCTAGCTTTTGCGCCCTGCGCGGCTATGTTTGGATTGCCAAAGTACGGGCGGCTGAGATCGGCTAAGGCGTTGGCCGGTGTGGGGGCAAGTGCATTGCTAGGCATTTAGCACTTCCATCGTTTGAGTGATGCCTTGGCCCGCTCTGCTGGACCTTTGGCGTTCTTTACGACGCCCTCCATGCGGGCGCAGAAGCTTGCCTTGCGGCCAGCGTCGGCTTTGGTCTTGGGGTTGGGCGCCGGCGCCTTGAGGTTCGAGCCAGTGGCTGCGTTGTACTTGGCGCGGCCCTTGGCGGTCAGGCCCGCGCCCTTGCTGACGGGCAGCTTTTCGCCCCGTCCAACGCTTAGAGACACGCCTTTTTTAGCCATTACGCCCCCATCCAACTGGTTACAGCCCCGCCACTATACCCGCTTGCGGTGCGGATGTGTGACTTTGGCTCACGATACTCTCGGCTGGCGACAGGATACGCAAACGTCAGCGCGATGGCGTCTGCTGCGTCCGGTGAGGCCAGACCACGGGCTTTCATGTCCTTTTTGGACTCTAGATAGATCGTACCACGCGAATCGGGCTTCATCTTAGGCGAAATCAGGTCACTTTTCAAGAACCTGTCGTTGGGCACGCTGGCTGTTTTCAGCCAATCGCGCATATCACCCCACATTTCAGCCCGTTTGTTGCCGTACATAATGGGGTTTTTGGCCTTGTTGCCAAAGTTAACTCCCCTGACCTTGTACCGCTGCTCTTTAAGCCGGTCCACGACCCCCGCCCCCAGCCCGCCCTCGTCGATGTTGACCAACGACGGCTTAAATTCCTCAATCGCGTCGATAACGTGCCCGACCACCGTCATGGTGTCGTCGCCCCGGTGCCGGATCAGCTTGACGATGTCGCGCCCCTGCCGCACGGCAATGACCGTTGCGTCTGCCCCGAACCGCGCCGGGTCTACGCCGATCACAATTGGTGCCGACTGGTCCATATGCTTGGCCCGTTTCATCGCCTCATCGACCACGCCAATACTGATGAACTGATCGTCGCCCTCGTTCGGAAACTGACCGTACACCTCGACGTGCGCTTGTGAAGAGTCCGGCCCGTATTCCGCGATGATCTGCTCGTAAACCGCCTTGTCGGTGCCCTCGACCGTCCTGGCGTCCACTATCTTGGACGCCCAAAACTCCCGTTTGCTGTTAAACGCCTCGTAGAAGTACCCGGTGTTGCGGCGCGGGTTGGAAAACGCCAGCCAAAAGCGGTTTGGCGTGTTCTCCGTAAAGAATCCACTGGTCACCGCCCAGATCGAGTCGTCGATACCACTGGCCTCGTCGAAGATCACCATCACGCCGTCAAAGTTATGCACGCCAGCGTAGGCGTCCGGGTTCTCGGCCGACCATAGCCGCCCCTCGACGCCCCAGTATCTAGTGCCTTTCTTCAGGTCGCGCTCAACCAGCTCTGTCAGCCACTTGGCCGGCATCAGTCTGGTAGCGCTTACTTCGAACCAATGGCTGTTGATCGACATCGCCAGCCACTTTGTCAGCTCGGCCCAAGTGATACTGCGGAGCTGGCTTTCTGAGTTGGCCGAAATAATGGTCGTCGAGCCGATGCGCGTGGACAGCATCCAGTCCGTGATCCAAGACACTAAGGCCGACTTGCCAATACCCCGGCCCGAACTGACCGCCAGACGCAGCACGTCGAAGTCCAGCTTGCCGCCGTTCTTCTTGATGTGCTCGGCCATAGTCGCGAGCACCTCGCGCTGCCACTTGCGCGGGCCAGTGAAGTGCTCCAGCGGCGTGCCCTTGACGCCCCACGGATACGCGAACATCACAAACGCCAGCGGGTTGTCCTTGATCGCCGGGCTCCATAGCCGAGCCATCAGCTCCTGCTCATCCTGCGCGCTGTAACGTGTGGTCTGCATGTTGTAGCACTTGGCTCGGGTTGTTCTCGATTACGTCTACGACGTCCAGTACGCGCCGCTCGGCCTCTTGTAGCGCCGCTGTGATGCTGATGGACTGGTTCACATCTACTGTAATGGCCTGCTTGGCTACCCAGCCGTGGACGTTCTGGAGGATCGCCAGCGCCGCTTTGGCGTCGCCCTGCGCTGCGGCGTCGTGCAGCAGGTGGCTCATCTCCAGCTCGCCCTCGGCGCGGCCCTTGAGTTCAGCGTACTCCGCGATCTCGTCAAACTGCTTGAGCCTGGCGTACTCCTTGGGCAACATGCCTGCGGCCAACGCCAGGTTGTCGCCCTTAAGGCCGAGCTTGGCAGCCTTGTAGATGCGATGCAGCCGGTCCTCAGTCGCTTGCAACTGACGCGGCTCATATGGCAGGGTCTCGAACATTACCAAAGCTCCCGCTCAGCGTTTGCGCGCGCTTGGGCAGCGTCTTCTATTGTGTAGAAGTTCCCTAAAAATTTTCGATTGCCGTTAGCCACGATGTCCGCTCTCCAAGCTTTTTTTAGGCGCCTACCATTACGCAGTGGTCGCAAGGATACACCTTTTACGCCAGATTGGCTACGCCGCTGCGGGCCCGAGTTGTTGGCGTTTTCAGAGCGCCCTACGTCGCGTAAGTTTTCTATACGGTTGTCGGTGCGGTTGCGGTTTATATGGTCAATCACACCCGCAGGCCACTGCTTGTACACATACAGCCACGCTAGTCGCTGAGCTGTGTGCGTTCGGCCGTTAAACGCTATTTGCACATACCCGTCTCGGCTAAGGCCACCAACAACTGAGCCAACGGGCTTAGACCCCCACTTCTTTTTTCGCGTAAACACGCCAGTTGCGGGGTCGTAGCTAAACGCAGCGCGTAAAAGTTCATGTTCCATGTCGCAATTATAGGGCTTGCGTTTTTAAATTTCAATAAAAAAATTCGCAGTTTTTGTAGCCCCTCCGCTGCCGTGACCGGCCAGCCCCCGGCCCCCTCCCCCCCCCTCGGTTTTGGCCGCGCGCCGCCTGGGCGACGGCCTGGGTCAGATTGTCACATTGTCACGCGGCGCAGGGTCGAGGGCTTCCGTAGCTGCGCGCCGGCGGTCTGGCGGTCATGGGTCATTTGGGTCATGGCCGACTGATGACCCAAATGACCCATAAGGCGCAAGCCGGGGAATTTATGGGTCATTCTGGGCTTTTTAGGATGACCCATCGAAAAAGCCTTATGAATCAACAAGTTAGGTGCGTCCGAGGCATTTATGGGTCATCTTGCCAGAAAGTTGATAGAGGCTGACCCCCCCCAGCGCGGCGGCTGGCGGCGCCGGTGCAGTCGAGACCGTACACCAAACTGTATACAATATATATTTCCCCTTTTCTTACCTATACACTACATGACAATATGACCCAACAAGCCCCGTTTTCATTGGGACCGCGTATGGGTCACGACACCACTTCAACACGACCCAACACGACACAATCTCGACCCTATAAACTACACGCTTGCGTATTTCTACGATCTAGCGTATTATTCCCGCTCCTATCAACCACCTGGAGCGCACCATGCCCACAAAAGCCCCTCTGTTATCCTTCCCGCACGTCAAAGACCGCCACCATCTCTATGACCTACTTTCCGTGCTCCATGTGCGCGGCGCAATCACACGCAGCCAGCTTGAGGTCATAAGCCTAGCGGCCGCGCCAGCTTTGCCCGCTCCTGTTGAAGTACATCAGCGCACGCCTAAGGGTGTCGTCTATGTACACGCTGGCGACTCATCGTTTCGCGTTAACGTGCGCGCCAAGCTGGTTAGGGTTTATCCCTAGTTCATAGCTGCAAGGAAATATCTTACACTAACGGTTCACCAACCCACTAGGAGCGACGACATGACCCATACAGACTACATGAGCTTTTTTGAGCGCTGGTTGCAATACCAATTCCCTCGCGCTGAGGATGACTGGTCTAACTTCTACATCTTGCGCGAGGTTGCGCGTGTGGTCGCAGACCCCGACGACCTCGCGCACTGGTCTGGCAGGGATTGCTGGTCTATGTATGACCTCGCAAAACAGACCGCCAAAATCTAACCCTCATCAACCCTCGCGCGGCCGAGCGCCGCGCTTAATTAAGTAAAGGACAGACCATCATGCAACCCCTCATCCAATTGCCCAACGACGTGCAAGCCGCCGGCTACAAGCAAACCCGGCCCTTCCACCATGAGCAGGTTTTCCATAGCCCCAGCGCCAACTTCACCGGCACCGAGCGCGAATTCTTGCAAGCCGGCCACGCTTACGCCTACATCCAACTCGACGCCTACGCCCGCGTTACCGTTCAGTAAAGGACAAACATCATGAACTTCAATCAATCAGCACTGGCTCACTGGCCCGAAGATGAGGCACATCTGAGCGCCGCACTGGCGCTTGAAATCTTCGAAGAGCAAGGGCGCGACGATTATCACCAATGGCTCATCCGTGAGCGCCGCGTAATGGATGACGTGTTTGATGGCGACCAAGCGCTCATCGACCGATTCATGGTCGAATTTAACGCCATGACCGCGCCTACCACTAACCTGTACTTTTGAGGAGCCTAAACCATGACCGACAAAACCTACAACGGCTGGACCAACTACGCTACTTGGCGTGTCCATCTTGAAATCTTCGATAGCCTGCCCCTTGAAGACTTCAGCGACGCAGACGACGTGTACGCGCTCGCTGAAGCATGCCAAGAGCGCGCAGAGTACTACGTCGAGTGCTCGTCCGAGCCCGGCCTCGCACGCGACTACGCCCTCGCCTTCATGTCCGACGTCAACTGGCGCGAGATCGCGCAACACATGCTTGAGGAGTACGCAGCATGAGACAGCACTACACCCCCGAACCCCAACGCCGGCCCATTTTTCCGCGCGACTTCCTCGCCGCGCTCATCTTCGCCGCGCTCATCAGCGCGCCCTTCGTCCTTTACTTTTGGAACATGACGCCATGATTACCATCACCCACGAAAAAGCCACGTTTACAGTCAAACCCGAAAACGCCGAACCGACGCGCGAACTACTGGCGCTGATTGACAAGTCCAAAGGGCGCAAGGGCGCCAAGTTGACCCGGCCCAAGGGCCATGTTAAGCACGATAGCAGTAAACGCCATTTCCCGGCGTTTGCGCCCGGCATGACGACGTCGGACTATGTCGCACGCTACGCGGCCTTGAACGGCCATTTAAGCCTTGCCAAGGTGGATTACGAGCACGCCGACAGGCCAGCGGCCATGTATGACCCGACGCAGCCGGAAGTTGAGGAGTTGCCATGCTGACCACAATACGCTACCTATACAAGCACGGCAACATAGAAATTGATTGCGAACTGGAATTTGACCCGGCGCAAGCCGGTAATGAGACGGACCCAGCATGGCCGGCGCAAGCCTTTTTGATAAGCGCCACGGTCGATGGGGCCGACGTTTTCCCCCTGCTGCGCGATACCATAATTGCCGACATAGAGGAGGCGGCGGCATGGTCGCAGGACTAGTTGCGGTTATACTGGTCGCACTGCTAGTGGTCTTCCTCGATCTCTAGGCAGTTGCCACTCCTGTCTTAACCCCCACCGGCCACAAGCCCGTGGGGGTTTTTCTTTACTTCACCCGCACCATAGACGGCGCCGGCGCGTCCTCCACAAGCCGGCGCAGGTCCGACTTCGTGTAGTCGGCCATCGACGGATGGCAATAGATGTTTTTCTTCGACGGGTAGTCGGCCGACGCAAGCCGGCCCATGTTGACCCAGCCGGCCTCCTTGAGCGCGTGCAGGAGCGCAGCTTGCGGCACCTTCACGCCCGACGGCGCAGACGCTGCTACGCGGTCGCACAAGGCGTGGAATGGGCTTCCGACGGCGCCGCGCGCGAACTCACCCCGACGCGCGCGCATCATCTCGACCAGGTAGCTTTCGGCAATGCTCATGCCATGCTCGACCAGGTTCGCTTTAAATTCAGTCCAAGCCGGCGCGGCCGACGGATTGAAGGCCGACACGTCACGGGCGCGCAGCCAGGCGGCGATCGCCTCATACCCGCCGGCCTTGTACCAAGCCCACAGTCGGGCGGCGGCATCTGGTGCCATCCGAGGCGCCGAGGACCAGACGCAAAACCAGCGCCGATCCTGACTGTCAATCGTGATCGGCACGGGGTCATTGCTAAACGCCAGCACGAACATGCGGTTGAGCGAATCGTACGGATGCAGCCCCTTGCGGTTGACCGTGAGCATGTCGGGCGGCGCGGCAATGATAGGCTTGAGCTTGTTTGCCAGGGCGCGGCGCTCCTTGGCCTCGGGCTCCTTCAGCTCGTTGAGGATCAAAATCTCGGACTCCAGCGCGTAGCCCCACTGTGACCCAAGCGTGTCATTGTCGAGCAGACCCCGGTTTTTCAGTTGCGGCCCGCACACGGCCCAGATAAACGGCGCCCATAGCGTATCTTTGCCGCAACCCTGATCGCCGCCATGCAGGACCGCGTGGTTGATCTTGATCTCGGGATGCTGGACCTTGTACGCCATCACGTTAAAAATATGCTCGCGCTCGGACGCCTCGGGCACCAGCGCCGCGCAGTGATCCAGCCAGGGCGAGATATCGGCGCCGGCAGCGCCTACGGCCGGGCGGGCGTCGCGCCAGCGGTTACCGTACACGTCACCATCCCGCGCCACCAGCACGCCCTCACCGGCGGCGTAGGTGATGCCGACGAGCGCCTTGGCGCCCATGTCTTGGCGGTTCTCGTCGAAGCAATACGACGCTTCGATCTTGGGGCGCTTGCCGAACAGCGAGCGGCACTCGATGTGCCGGAACAGCGCATTAAAGGTCGAGCGGCTGATCTCGCGGCGGTCTTGCAAGTCGAAGTAGTGGTCACCCTCTTGGACGTAGCAGAACCGTTTGTACCAATCAGCCTTCTCGGTGCGGCCCAACTCCTTGCGCTCGACCTCGGCGATCACGCGCTTGGCCTCATCGGGGAACGCCTCGGTGGGGTGCAGCTTGCCCAGCGCATCAGTCATCATCGACGCCAGCAGCTCATCGCGCAGGCCCGGCGCATGGTGGGGCCCGCCCTGCTCGCCGACCCACTTCAAAAACGTCACGCTGTCCAAGTCGATGCAGTGCGAGTGTAGGCAGCAAAACGCCCGCATGGACGGGTTATAACGCCCCTCCGGGTTGCCGTCGCTATGCTCGCTAGAGTTAGGGCAGACGATGCCGGCCCAGCCCTGTCCATTGGGCTTGCTAAGCACCAGCCCCTGATCGGATAGCCAGGCCAGCACGTCATCGGCGCCGTCGTCAGAGACGCGGATCGGGCGAAACGTTGCGGCCTCCTCGGTTGGGGTGACGCCAAGGGCCTCGCATATCTGGGGCAGGCTGAACTGGCGCTCGGGGTGGAACTCGACCAACCGCGAGACGAACCCGTCACGGCCAGGCTTGAGGTTGACGCTGCCAGGCAGTCGAAAGTTCCGCACGGGGTTG